TGCAGTTGCAACTGGCGCATCAACTGGAACTGGAACATTTGGCGTTTCTACCTTGTCTGTTTCCTTCAATGTTGCGCCGCCATCTGGGACGACAACTTACAAATTCTTTCCAGCAGCAACAACAAATTCCTATGCTTCTGTTACTCTCACAGGCGTTTCGGCTGGAACAACCGCCAGCTACAATTCTGCAAACTCAACACTTACAGTAGTTGCGCCATGATTTGGCTCAGAAATTTTAATAAATAATTATTGAGTATTGTTAAACAATTAAATTATATCTTTGTCTAAATGAATATTGATCCTCAAGTTTCCCCGCACCATACTGGTATTATGGGTTCCGCAACAAGCCTTCTAGCAGTTATCGTTTCAGTCCTGCCTCATGTAGAGCAGTGGCTACGCATTACATCTCTTGCATTCGGAACAATTGCAGCGATAGTTTCGATTATTGTTATGATTGAAAAACGCAACAATAAAGACAAATGAAAACGCTACTTATCAAAGCTATCTCCGCTATTACTGGAGCATCTAAATCGGTTATCGAATTTATCATCCCAATCCTCCGCGACTCGGCTGCATCCCTGCTAAAAGAACTCCTTCCTATCGCGCTGGAAGTTGTGTCGGGTCTGCTTACTTCGGATAAGAGCGGCGACGAGAAGCGCAAAATTGCTGTTGATAAGATTAAAGATGCGGCAACCCGAGAGGGAATCAATGCTTCCAACCGCGCAGTCAACCTTGCTATCGAGCTTGCTCTTGCAAAGCTGACCGACAAATGAGCGACGAGAAGGCATGGTGGCAGAGCCGGACGATCATCGGTATCGTCGTTATGCTACTGGCTCAGGTCTTGAAATGGTTCAAGGTTGATATTGTTAACGAGGAGTTGACCGACATCGTTACTCTGGCGATGGAATCACTCGGTGCAGGATTGGCTATTTACGGGCGCGTAAAGGCCCGTAAAACGATTCGCAGGACTAAACCGGGCGGTCAGTTCAATCCGAATGCAGAAGTGCGTAAAGCCAAGCCTGTGCGAAGCAAGCTACTCGGTCTGTTTATTCTTCTTCTTTCTTTCAACTGCTACGCGCAAGTATATCCTTCTTATGTGTGGTATGAGAACCCCATTAGGTTCAATGCAATCGTTGACGACAGACACTTTCTAATTCGCTTGCTGGACAGCTTATGGATCAGCGTTAGCGTTCTTCCTATCAAGGGCGAGATCAAGGGGCAGGCAGATTTCTAATATGGCTACCGAAGCAGAGAGACTAGAGATGGGTGACTTCATCCTAAAGTCAGAGGCTCGCAGGGACAAGCTGGGCAGGCTTAAAGTTTATCCGTTACCCAAGGCTGACGGTGGCGGCACATTTGAAGTTGCAGGTATCAATGATAGATACCATCCCAAAGCTGCCACGCATCTCAAGAATCTCATCGAGAACAACCGTCATGCTCACGCAGAGAACTACGCTAAGAAGTATCTTGTGGAGTATACCGATGTCGTTAAGAACTGGACTGAACTAGCTCCGCTGGAAGCATTCCTCCGAGATGCTGCATTTAACCGAGGACCGAAAGGCTCCTTGCGTATCTTGCAGATTGCATTAGGCATTGCTGATGACGGGAAGTTTGGACCTGTAACAAAGGCAACCCTAGCTAAAGCAGTAAAGAATGTGACGGCATTTCTCGACAACCTGCGGGAGGCTAGGGAAACCTACGAGATTCGCGTTGCTCCACCTGTAGGAGCTAGAGCAAAGTTTTGGACTGGATTGCAGAACAGGTGGAACAATGCGCTACAATTCAGCAAGAAATTTATAGTTTAACAATAGAAACAAAATATATGTCAGATAAAAACAACGCACTCACAGATCAATTCAATAAGAAAAAGAACGCATCCACCGGAGAGGATGATCTTGTTAAGAAACAATTGGAGATGGAAAAAGCTATTGGAGAACGCAACAGAGCTAAACGCGCAGAAGAGGCGACTGTTATGGGTGGGATTAAAAAGGGATTTAAAGAGTGGTATGATTTTAATTTCGGCAGCGGCTCTGAGCGTCGAGGTTATAGTGCTAAATGACATCTAAAGAATACAAACTATTAACCCTAGCGATGCTTGCAATGGCGGTATCGCTAACTGCCATTTATGCGTTTGCAAGACTAGCCCTTTATGAGTGATACAGAAGCGTTGATTCAAGAGAATAAGAAACTGAAAGAGATACTGAGGCAGTGTCTAAAGGCGCGTCAGATTAACCATGTCAGACAGATCATCAAGGAGGCATTGAACAATGAGCGAAGCAATTAAATCAGCGATGAAGCGACTCGGTGTATCTGGCGTGAACAAGCCTAAGAGAACGCCTAGCCACCCAAAGAAGAGCCATGTTGTGCTTGCTAAAGAGGGGTCAAAAGTTAAGACGATTCGATTCGGGCAGCAGAATGTAAAAGGCTCTCCGAAACGAAAGGGTGAATCAGAATCCGATAAGAAGCGGAGAGCATCTTTTAAAGCTCGTCATGCAAAGGGTATTGCTAAAGGCAAGATGTCTGGAAGTTACTGGGCGAACAGATCGAAATGGTAGCAATTTAGCTACTTACACAGGCATATAAAAATATCTTTTGACTTCTTAAAAGAATCTGCCATTCTAATACCGTGCGATTCAAACGGCTAACAGTCCGAATCAGTGATGAGCCTTGGAAGGTAATCTTCAAAAAGCCTACTGAGGATGACTACATCGGCGTTGAGGAAGACGACATCGGCCTTTGTGTCGCTGAAGACAACAAGATATTTGTTGATCCAGACCCAGACATGGTTCTCTCTACCGCGATTCACGAAGTTCTCCACGCTGTATTCCCACAATTGAGCGAGGATGCTGTGATAGACGGGGAGGCTGCGTTGATGGACTTGATTAACAAGTTCCCACAAGAACTCCTACACACAAATGACAATTCCGAAACCCGGTAGTTGGTGGACATTCCGAGGCGACCAGCAAGGCTGCGGTAAAGACCAGCAGGTTTGTCTTGCTGGACCAGAAGAAACGATAGCATGGGGGCATGGCTTTAGCTGGCTAGGTTCAACAGATATGTTCCTAAAAGTATTTACACCAGCAGATGCCAAACAACATCCAGAATTAAAATGAGTTTACGCTACGAACAATATCACTCGCTTTGGAAGACACAGAAGTTCCTCCGCGATTTGCTTCACCACTCCACTAGACCAAAGAAGGCGTCAGAAATTAAAGACAGGGCTTACAGGTGTCTGCGTCACTTTCCCTTCCTAGACTCCAATGGCAAGCCGATGTTTAGCCAAGACGAATTTGAATGCCCCGATTTACCAAAATGAAAAGTAAAATCAGCGAGCGGTTTCAACCGTTTAACATTACGCGGAAGTGGAAGAAGTGGATGGCGGTATCCTGCTCACACGGAGATCACATTGATCCTGAGGCTAGGGACGCTGTGCTTTCGTTCCAATCCCGCTTTCGCCCTGACACGACGATTCATCTAGGCGACTTCGTGGATATGGCGGCTGCTAGAGGTGGAGCAATGTCAGACCCTAACGCTGCTGACAGAGCTGCGTCTGTAGCTGACGATCTTGCTGCGGGTGTAGATTTTTTACAGGAGCTTCGACCACAGCATATCCTTTACGGAAATCACGAGGATAGATTGTTTAAGCTGGCGCATTCACCTAACGCTCTTGCCGCACACGCTGCGACTATTGTTATCCAAGAGATCGAGGCTACCGCTAAGAAGCTCAAGGCTCGCACATACGAATACGATATTCGTTCACACTATACTCTTGGCGGTCATAAGTTTCTACATGGATACATGTTTAACATGGCTGCTATCCGCGATCATGCGGAGACATTTGGTAACTGCATCATGGGGCATCTGCACCGAGTAGGACAGGAGCCGGGTAGGACTCTGCAATCAGCTACCGCTTACTGCGTTGGAATGCTTATGAAGTTCGACGCTTCCTATGCCAAGACTAGGAGGGCTACATTGGCTTGGAGCCAAGGCTTCGGGTATGGCTTTTATACTGACACACAAATAACCGTAAACCTATGCGAAAGAAAACCAAACAATCCGTGGATGTTGCCTCTGTAGCTAATGCTTGGCAGGCTTTATTCGATTCAAATAAAGTAAGTAGCAGAGAGCAGTTGTTTAAAGATGGATGGATTGATGCTATTTATGCCGCAAAAAAGATGGGGATTAGTCGAGCAGCAGCAACAGACCGCTTGAAAACACTCGGCATACAGCAAAAGAAATTCTGTGTTAGGTGGGAAGACGGTAGGAATCGCTTAATGAACTTCTTTAAGATGAAATGAGAAGGGGGCTTGCGCCCCCCTCCCAACCTATGAACACACAAAACACCGAACCAAAAGAACGGTGTGTCGCAATATAACTATTGTTGAACCGTAGTCAATTTGTTTTGAGCATACACCGCAACCGCTAGTGCTGACCATGTGTGAGATTTTAATCCATATGTCGGGCCTTTGTTATCTTTAGTCCCTTGTGGACCCACCATAGTCAGCAACGCTTGCCGGATGTCCTTGTCTTTTGACCGCATCGTTCGACATAAATACATCTTAATGTCTTTCCTATAACACAAGAGCGTATCCTTCATAGCAACCTCCTCAAACCTTCCAACCCATCGGCAGGTATCGAATACACTAGCACCTACCGCCATTCCGTAGGAGGCTACCATTTCACAAGCTACGATGTCGTATTCTTTTCCGATCAGCAGTTGACGCATCTCGTAATTGTTAATATGTCCGTGGTCGATTACCTTCCCGTCCCATTGAACGAACGCTGAGTCTGTAGGTCCGGGGTCTATTGCGAATATAGTCATATCAAGTATCCATTCTCCTTTGCCCACTTCGGATTGTCGTGGAGCTTGGTGTGACACGGGCGACACACTGGCATCCAAGTCTCTGTGTTGTTGAGGTTCTTTCCTCTCCTAGCCTTGTGGTGGATGTCCGTTGCTGCATTACCGCATATCTCGCAGAAGTGATTGAGCATAAAGTAATCATACCTAATCTTAGAGTATTCCTTCAGCTCCTCGCGGTGCTTGTCAGACACTCTATTCATAGGCTTATTTCTTTTTAGACCTCTTGTTGTTTTCATATTCGTTAAAATAATCGTGCATCTTTTTTAACAACTCTTCTACCTTTTCCGATGGGATGGGTTGATCCACTCCATCAGGGAAGGGTCTGCCGCGAGAGTGCATTTGGCTTAACTTGTGCAGCTTGAATGGCGATATGTAAATATGCAGGTTGCCCGACTCGTCCATGCCTACGAATGGATGTAGTGTCATTCAAGGAATAGCTTGTATGCTGCACACGCTGCGACAACAG